GAAACGTTTGGTAAGGTCTTTAGTGAAGTGATGGCTGGTGGAGATACAGCCGAATCTGGCACTGTCACTGCTAGTGCAACGAGTGCATCAGCCGCGTCAGTAAATGAACCACCACCAGAAGAAGCCTCGCGTCCACGCACACGTGCAGACGTACGTAGACAGAGAATGGAAGCACGAGCGGCTGAAGAAGCGGGTCAAGCACCAACAGTTACAGTTGTCAATAACACTAATGCTCCGACAACAACTACAAACAATAGTACGACAACTGGCGGTGGAGCACCTCTACCACAACCTACTCAATCAAACGGATCGCGAGCCGACGCTTACGCTGGGGCATAAAAAAAGGGAGCCCGAAGGCTCCCTTTGCACTACTACGATCAATCTTCAGCGGCGAGTTTCGCAAAGTATGAAAGAGTATCTTCTTCACCATCTGCTGAAAGGTCTGCGGTTACAACTTCAGGTTCCGCAGGAGCACTTGCTCGGATGGGCGTTGGTGCACGGGTTGCATCTAGATCAACGTCTGCTCTTGCAGTCCGAGGAGCCGCTTCACCAAGTACAAGAGCAAGACGGGCTTTGAGTTCGTCATAGGTCTTGTACTGTGCAGGATCAGTAAACTCGTTCAGATCAAAGAGTTGATCATAGACTTGCTCAAGTTCACCATCGTCACCACCAAGCAGAGGAGCAGGAGATGCAAACTCTGACTTGTCATAGTTTCGATAGCCTTCGACATTCCGAATCTTCAGTTTGAACGAAGCACCTTCCCAGAAATCAAATGGGTTTACGGGATCTTCGTCTTGGAACTGTGGTTGCATCACGTCCATGATCTTGTCGAAGATTTTCTTACCGAAGGTGTACAGAAAGACTTTGCCCTCATTCTGAGGACTCGCTGGGTCAGATTCGACAAGAACGTTTGCAACGTAGTGAAGACGGCGCTTCTGTGAACGTGCAGTTTCTTTGTCAGCCTCATTACCAGAGTTCCACAAACGAGAGTTCAATTCGCCAACAGGATCTTGCTGACCAATCGAAGTCAAAGACTTTTCGATATACCATTGACCGGTAGGACCCTTGAAGCCATGATCCCAGTATCGAACCCAAGGCAGTTCGTTGCCTTCGGGTGCAGGTAGAAAACGCAGGACTGCGTAGCCATTGCCTGCTTTATCAACGGTGGGCTTCCATTGACGTTCATCGACGTAGGACTTCTTTTCGGTGGGGGCATCACCCGCTGTTGCGGCGGAGACTAGGTCGGAGATAGAATTGCGATTACGCTTGAGATTTGAAAAAGACATATGTATTTCCTTGTATAAACAGTGTATTTAAATTTGTCCACTTTATTCATAATATAGATGTATATAGTATCACAAAAATTTTCACCAGTCAACTTTTTTCCAAATTGAATCTGCTGTAAACTCATACGATCCTAGATACTCTTTATTCCAAGCCTGAGGTTCAATCAGACTTAGAGTAATCTTGCCACTTTCGATTCGATACAAATGGTATGTCTGTCCTACTCGTGGCACAAAATTGTACTGCGCTTGATAGATCATTTGATTATCTTCTGCAAGCTCCACTAATTGATTGTACTCTTCGTTAAGGAGAGCCAGTTTGTTTTCGAAATAATTCTTGGCTAACGATCCACGTTCCGATTTAAATAGTTCAGTATCGGGTAGCGTTATTGCTGGCGCACTGATCTCGCCGCCATACGGAAGTAACGCTTTCTTCTTTTCGGTCATTCAAGAGGCAGTTCATTTCCGCGCGGCAGAAAGTTTAGTTTCATAGCCTCAGCCTCAATCTTACTTTTGATCGGACCTGCAATAAACTTCTTTACATCGATTTCATCGAGGTTGTTCTTTTCACAGAAGTACAACACGGCATCAATGTAACTTAGATTTTTGAGTCTGACAATCTCCTCGATTCGCTTCGCAAATTTAGGCTTTGTCATAATCATACTACCAACTGTCATTCCATTTCTCCCCAAACTGCTCCGATGTCTCTGTAGTATGTACCTTTGGTTCTTACAATACAACCATCTTTATCATACGCTGGTGCGATACAGACAGGAACAATTTTGTTTTCTCGGCGCTCGCCATAGTGTGAATCAAGCCAGACACCACTCTTAAGATATGTCTGCATGTTATACACGTATGTACGCGCGGTTATTTGTTCTTGTGTCAGTTTGTCGTTGTTCTTCGACGCAGACACAAACTTTTTCCAGTAATCAATCCACTGCTTCACTTTCGTAGGATGAAGTTTATGATCATCATCAAGATCAGCAATCGATGGATGAATGGGTGGCTCATAAGCCATATGTTCGCGCAGTTTGTCTGATTTGTCAATCATCTCAAACAGTTGTCTTTTGAACTGCACCTTTACTTTTTCGGGCATGTACCCGAGCAAATAGGCTTTCCATCCGCTCTTACCAATAGTGGCAAGAAACACGTCTGGTATCTTCAACGTCTCTTCGTAACAGTCCCAATCAGTACGATCACGAATAAACTTTTTAGTTGAATGCAGATACTCGCGCTCAGTGACTTCGGTGTGCACAAAGGCATCACACTCTAGCCAAGCGGCAATCTGTTCTTCTTCTGTCTTAGCCTTCTTAAGTTTCTCCCAGTTAGGTTCGGGAGTCAAGGTCTTCTTTTTCTTGGGAGTAAACTTAGCGCGTTTCGGCATATCGATCTTCAGTCCATACGTTTTCAATAACAGCGTTTTCTGCTACTTCTTCGGCTTTGTCCAATGAAGTTAGACCCTCACGTAAAATCGCGACCAGTCTAGCGTCTCGATAAATCTCAACAAAGTAACCATCGTTATCTTTGAGAACAATCGATTCAAGCGTACTGTCATCAGACCAGTAGTTGCTAATTTCTATAGGATCTCTAGCCATTTCTAGGGTCCTGTGCCTGTTCTTTCTTTTTACGTTTTTCTTCGTCAGTAGGAACGTTTTGATTACTTTGCTTCACAGCGAAAATTCTGTCCCAATTACTTTCGAACACTTTGCGATCAACCGAGAACGGTCTCGGTTTGCTCCCTTTTCCACTCATGCGTGTTCCACCAATCTGGGGCATCACGATTAGTCCATCGAGCAAAAGCGGCTTTCGCTTCAATGTAGTAATTGCGATACGATGTTATTGAATCACCTTCGACAATGCATTGCGGGTAATGGTTCATCGCTGGTGTTGGCTCAGTAAAGCCTTCACTAGAGAACTTTTCAGGAGGTAAAAGAAGATGATAGTTCAACTTCCGATACGACTCGTGGGTTCTACCATAACGATGTTCATACTCACAGTGTAGTGCCGTCCACATGTCATACAACCACGAGTAGTTTGCAGATGAGTAGCGTACCCATTTAGCAGACGGATGGTTGATGTGACAAGCTTTATATAGCTCTTGATTCATGGTGGGATCTGGATGAAAGTATCGCTGAATCTTGCGACCCGCAGTTGATCTACCATACCAGAGTTCGCCATCTAGCACTCGATGTGCAGTTGACATGAGTTGGGCATACTCGACCAGCATTTTGACAACATGCTTATCGCAGTGCTGTTCGGCACAAACGATAGGGTCGGGATGCAGATAAAAGACATTCATTGCTTAGGAACTTTCCTCGTCAGTGAAAATTTGTAAACGTCACTCAACAGTTTTCTTTCTTCTGCTGATAGACTATTATACATCTTTTTATCTTTACGTTCAACCTTGCCAACTTTACGCATCAACTTGGCTTTCTTAGAATTCATAGTGAGCCTCCACTGCCTTTGCAACGTCAGGAAAATGTTGTTTCAAAACATCCCAGCATTGATCAGCGACTCGCATATGTTCTTTCTGCGTACCGTGTGCACGTCGAAGTTCACAGTAGTGAATCCACGAGCGAAGCGTACCAGCCATGTACAGCGTTGTCTCGGTGTTACCTTCGGGCAGTACAGCGCGGGCTTGCTCTTTTGCAATGCCGTTGTCTAGTGCCCACTGATAAGTGCGCTTCGCAAGATTAACCACTTCAGACTGCTTCATATTCCAGTTTTCGTACAGACGCTCTTGCGGAGTCTTATTGCCGCCTTTACCAAAGTCATCGGTGTCTTCTAGTTCAATAGAGTTCTGTCGATTCTTTGGATCTTGCAAGCGAGCCTCACGAAGAGCAAATGAATCGCTCACCGCATAGCGTTGCGAAAACTCTTGAAACGAGAACGACCGATGTCGCAATATCTGGCGAGAAATGTCACGGGTTGTCACAATCTCCATAGTGACTGACACCATTTCAAAAGGCGACCAGTGATTCTCGCGAATCAAATATTCAATAAGTTTAGGCGCAGTTTTCTCATTGTTCTGATTGGCTGGATTACTTACACGAGCCGCATATGCAATCAATTCATTCGCAGTGTTACAGCCAGTGGACGCACTGGGCGTTGTCATGCCCACAAGTGCCACTCTACTCATAGTCTTTTCCTTTATGTTTAATGTAACCAAGGCGAGCCGCTTTTTTGCGGTCCGCCATCACCTGTGCCCGATTGAACTTGCGAGCATGTTTCGCGACCAGATTGTTAATCGTCTTTTTCTGTGTAGAAGACATGATCGTCGATCACCATTGTTTGAGTGAAACTATTTATCCACCAAGGGCTAGAATAGTCTGCATGATAATACAAGCTTCCGCTCGTAATGTCAAGAGGCTTGTCCTCAACTATCGTAGTAACAAGACTCAATATTCCTCGGTACGTCTCTTCGTCTTTTGGTATATCACTAAGACCATCGCACCACCAAGAGAAGTGACACTTGTTACGCACAGGCAGTTCGTTGCCCTTCCAGTTTTTATACGTAGGCCCTTGTTGAATAACATCACAGATGGTGTTTGGAAATCGAGGACTCTCAACTCGATTTAACACCACTTGAGCGACAGCGATTTGACCAGCAACAGATTGGTTTCTCGATTCAAAGTACGAGTTAAGTGCTAGACACTCAAGCTCCCGCTCATTGTATTTAGTGACCTCCGACTCAAGAGGCTGAGAGAGAGGTGAGAGAGATGCCTCTTGAGCCGAAGGATTTTCAGAAACTTCTGGACACCATATGTCGATACAGCCATCAGATCCATAATCTGACATATGCAAGCCCTCACCAGACTCTTTGTCCACTTTTGTACCACCAGGAAGATCGAAGATGTAACTACCGATCAATGCCGCCGATATAATCATTACACAAGCAACGCCACCCCAGAAAAAATTTTCATCAGTCAAATCAGACTGATCTAGTTTATTTCTCATATGCCCAACAAACCCTCAACATAAAATAATGCTTGTATGCTTTTACCACCAACATGCCATTGATATTTGACGCCCGAGCGAGACAACTCGCCACCATCAAAATCTTTCCAATCATAGATTGTAACAGGTCCGTACTCAGACATCAACTCCCACTCAGTATTCACTTTACCGTCAGCAGAGGGATTTGAGTACGTGGGCTGACCAAGCGTCTCAACCAAATGTTGATATGTAGTATTAACGTAACCCTGTAATGAAGTGCCCATCATCGTAGCATCCTTGCACAAGTCAAAAAAGAATTCTCATTCAAGCAATCAGACCAGATGAAGTGAACATACCAGCCCACCATAAACACAACTATCGCTAAAGCAGTTGCATAGATTCCAAGTTGAAGCCAGTCTCTCATGCCACCTCCGGAAGAGGCGCCAATTCTCCTGCCGCCTCTTTCTTTGCGAAGTATTGTTCTAACTCATCCATGTCATCAAAGGTGAGGAGTCGCATCTCAGAGCGACCTTCTTCGGTTTGATGCCATGAACGCTCACCGAACGGAGTCGCATCCATGTTGTACTTACGTGCAATCTGCTTGCACATGAGTTCGTCACGGTCTGACATGAGAGCGCAGTAAATGGGAGATTCCCACTCATCGCAGTGATCCGACTCTTTAAAGTCGATATCATCGACCAGAGTCTCACCAATGATGTACTCCTTAGAGTAGTCTGAAGAGTGCTCGATGCACTTCGCAACACGAGCGTAGAACGACTTGTCCTGCGCTTCCTGCAGGTTCACATCGACGATGTAGGTCTCACCGCCCTTGAACTTCCAGTACTGCGGACACTCGCCCTTACCGTCCCAGTCATGGGCGCCGTAGTTCTCGCAGAATTGGGTTTGGATAACAAGTTTCATAATCAAAGCCTCTCTCTAACTTACGCAGTAATTATCTCAGAATTTAGTCAGTCTGTCAACACTTTTTTTAGACTTTTTTGTTCTAAGAATATAACCGAAAAGATGGTGCCAGTATTGGGTTAGATAGGGACTGGCAAAACCTACTCGCAAGGTTGTTAACCCTCGCTACAGGCCGACCTACTGTTTTCAGTCTCCTGCTCTGTAAAAAAGATGGGGTAGTGCCACATAGCAATCAGTAGCAATTTTCGAAAGCACATCCCCATCAAAAAACTTAAATCTCTAGCACGTCCTCGCAGTAGACATCCATGATCTCTTGATCACTCAGTCCAGCTTGACGCAATCGGTAGATGAAAGCGTCACTGGTGATCATCTTATCACTCAGAGACTCAACCAAACTCAAGACATACTCGCCCATCTCACCACGGGCATACCACTTCACTTCACTCATTACTCTACTCCCATAATAATACCAATGCGCTTTTGCTTGTTCACATTAACCGTTACTGAGTCACCAATTCGACGGCGAGGTTCACCGACAACATCAAGATAATGCAGAGTCTCAGTGACTCGATTACCGTACTTGGTGAACTCGACCAAGTACGGATTGTAAACATACGTAGGCATTTTAAACACTAAGCGACCTCCTTAGGTGCAAACAATTTAGAGAAACCTTCGACCAAGAGATTGTAAGAGAATATCTCATATCGCCAATCATTGTCGAAACTGTAGTCATCAGACTCGTAAGCTTCGTTTTCAGCTTTTTCGTAACGCTTCTCAAAACCCATAAGGGCGTCAAGGGTGCTTTCAGTGCCCATGAAACCTTTGATAATTCGAAGGGCTTGATTGAAGTCAATTTCGTTCTCAAGACCCTCTCGATCAAACTCACACTGGTAAATAATTCTAGCTATAACAACTCTCCTATCTCTCAATTACATGGTAATTATCGCAGGATTTGGAGAAATGTCAACACTTTTTTCGAAGTTTTTTTCGATTATTCCGCTGTTTTTGATCGATTTCTTCGATCATACTCTTCTTTAGATCCTGGATATCTCCATGACCAGACCACGATACCAGCCATAAAAGCGGCTGACCAGAGAACAGCAGTCAGATTGTGGGTTGTAAACCAAAGAAAGGTTAGCGAGCTGGACATGACGATCAGCATCGCATATTTGAGTCTTGTCGGAAAGACTCGATACTCGACCCAGTTCGTGAGAAATGGTCCGAAATACTTGTGATTGTAAAGCCAGTCGTGCCACTTCTGACTAGACTTACTAAAGCAGATGGCGGCAAATACAAGGAAGATTGAGAACGGAATGCCAGGCGTCACAAAGCCAATGTAAGCAATACCTACACTAATGATTCCTGCAATCTTCCAAAGCGCCCTTTTAATAGGGGAATTGGATACGTTTAAATCTCTCGACATATTCTCTCTCCATTCCCAAAACGTTTGTCATCACGTCTTTACTTCTCTCGTTTTTCAACTGACCTTCGCAGTAATCTATTTTGCCCTGCTCATGCGACATTAGCGCAAACTCATTGATAAGCGGATCGCCCATGTCTAGATGTTCGAACCAAGCGTTTGCCATGAGATAACCTATGTTACAAACTTGTTCGATATCGCTTTCGTTGTTAGTAGCACCCATGACAATCATGTTGTCACTAAAAAAGTTTGCCCATTCAGGCAACTCGCGCTTACGTGCTGGTTCAAAATTTCGTGTGATGTTTTTCCACACGCTGTCAATCTTATTTTTTGAACCAGTTGGCGACATGTCATGAAAACAACCCGTCACTTTCTTTTCACCGCAGATAACATCAAAGCCATAAATGGGCATAGGATATTGCGGGCTAGCAAAAAAGGCTGTGTGCATCATCCACAAGCCTCTTTCCTCTCTAAGATCAACAACAGACGTGTGAGCCATCTCACACCGAACAGAACTGTAGAATTTGTTTATGTGATTAGGATGCCAAGGTCCTCGCTCTTCGGGCGAGCCACATTGACTTTTACATAAGTCATCAAGATCATTGGTTAACTCGATAAACTTATTCCACATTTTTTATCCTTTCTAGTTCTTCCATCAACTTGATTTGATAACGGAAGCCTTCTTTGACTTGCTCTACGTCAAGTTCTAGTTCGCGAATGTTTTTAATACACTCTTGTCTCGACTCAAACTTATATATGTTTCCTGGAGTCGGCACTCCTTTCGACACAATACTGCCACCAAACATCATGCCAAGATAGTTGAGATACATGTGCGAGTTTTTTTCTGCATCACGCCATTCATCAACGCCCAAAATGTAGTCAGCATAATAGCAAGCCGAGTAAGGAGTAATCAAGCGCGAAGGTCTCTTGCCTAGAGAAAGCAAATCTTTTTCGATGGCTTCACAGCGATAGAGTGCATCGTTCGGAATACGATATTCGAAATGATTTTCCATAGCGTCAAAGATTACATACTGCGCATTCAAGTACCGAACGTAATCGTCTTCGTCATAGTCACCATTGACAAGACGTTGTGAAAACGTTGTCTCTTCTACTTGATCGTGCAACTCTTTAGTCGCTTCTTTAATATTCACTCAACACCCCAATTCGTCACTAGCTTCATGCCGTAGTTGTTCACACCCTTCGGCACTTCGATCCCTTCTTTAAATGCCAACTTGTTCTTCTTGAAAGAATCATAGTTCACGTGATGGTGCCAGCGACCGTATCGCCACACCATCTTTGCCACGTCAGGATGCATGTCAACGAGCATCTGTGACTTAGCGACAGTACCGACCACATTGTATCTATCTTTTACTTCAAGTAGATCATCCGCTTTGAGTGCTTCGCCAGTTTTAGGATCGTAGCCAACTTCTTTGTGATAGAACTCAGCAGAGTTACCACCCTTGACAGTCTGCGTTGCGGCTTTGCCTTGTAGAAACGCATTGAACTGTACGGTGCAGTCACCGTCTTTGAGAACGCGCAGACAGATATCGGTGTCTTCGTTGTAACGACCACGCCAGCGGTGCTTGCAATCGTTCTCGATCAGTAGACACGAATAGATGCGCGTGTTCGCCACATAAGGCGGATACTTTTGATTAGGTGCGCAGAAGAATCGATACTGAGGACCAGCGATCTTCACATTAGTGTATCGATCAACAAAGTCTTCCATCACACGAAAGCAGACACCAGACTCGACACGAATACGCACGTTTTTATGCAGACGATAAAAGTCTTGAATATTGTCATCAAGAACCCAGTGACGCTTTGCACCAAGTTCTATTGAGTGATCCCAACACCAGTTTCTAGCCCGCCCAGGACCGTCACCGTGATTAGAGAAAGGTGCAACCAGTAGAGTAACAAACTCCCGTATCCCAAAATTGTCCAGTGCTTGTTCGTAATCTGCTTCATCTTGTGGCTCAATTGCAATGTAGTGTGGTACTTTCATACGCGCCAACGAGCGCGATGTAAACATCGACTCGTGACGCCCTTTCGAAATAATGTAAACAGGATATCTTGGATTAGTCATCGTTATCCTCAATCCAACGCATGAGTGCGTTTTTGGTAATCTCTAATCGAGGATGCCAAATCGATTTTGTCTTTCCCGATAGAGGTTGCTCGATCAACTTTGCAAACTCTTCGTAGTCTTCTTTGGTACGAAAGTGTACGTTGATCGTCTTGTAGGGTTTGTTGTCTTCTTGCTCAAACTCAGGCATGCCCTGCCAGTGTTCTTGCCACGGCTCTTCGAAGATTGCATCTTCATCTTCGCCAAGAAACTCTGCTAGAGTAGCAGGTCGATTGTCTTGCTCTTTCTTACCGATAAAATTATCGTATACAGTTTTTTCTTCAACGTTTGCCATTTTTTCTACGTTGCCTCGCTTCATACTTCTCAATAGTTTCTATCAAGGGTTTTGTCCAGTTATCACGATGTTCGATAAAGACTTGTGGCTGTTCATCATCAACTGCAATCAATGTAACCAGTTGTGTGATGGGTATGCCAGTTCTTTCTTCGAACATTATAGCATATGCAGACTCTTGCATAAAGTAGTTTTCGATATATTTTTTCTGCTTAAGTTTGCGTGATGTCTTGAAATCAATGATCGACAACACACCATCAAACTCAGCAACACAGTCAACTCGACCAGCAACTCTCAAGTGATGAGAGAACATCGGAACTTCTTGTGCGTATATCTTACCTATACGTGTATCTAGGATTTTTTTCAGAGGTAGAAAATTGTCAATGATGTTAAGAGGATATTTCTCTTTGTAGTCTTCGACGTTGTTGAGATAGTCTTCAACGATAGCATGAACAGCCGTGCCGCGTTTAGAGGCTCGTGATGATATACGATTAGCCTCTTCTTCACCGACACGTCTGCGCCACGCTTGAATGGCGTCTTGTGACAGAATCGAAAGAACAGTAGTAATAGACGGATACTTTACGCCGTCTGGTGTTTCGTATAATCTGCCAGATTCACTCGTGTTAGACTCTAGGTCGTCATAACCTAAGTCTACACCAACATGTTCAAACATTATTTTGCCTTGCGTTGCATCGCTTCTTGTGCACGTCTCTGCTTACGATTGAGTGGTGCAGTGTCGATAGGGACTTGCATTCCACGACCGTCGCTGATATCGCTCACATCATTGCGAGTCTGTGTTGCTGATAACTTATCATTATACACTTTCACTTCAACGTTGTCAAGCTTGGGTATTTTCAGGCTGTCGTGGTTGTGATGGAGAACAAACTTGGTGTTCTTGAACTCACGGAAGATATCTCTCCAGATCGGACGCCAGTTGTTCAACAGACGATAGTTGTTAGTATCACCACGATCACTAGACAGCACCAAGTCTGTCACGCTCCGCATGTTGAAATCGAAGATGGTATCGAATCCATACATATGAATCTCATCTGCTTTGTGCTTGTTTGCCGCGTAGTGAACTGCCATGTGACCACAGTTAAAGTTGGTCGCATTGCCCGCATACTTAGGCACGTGAGTATAGAATTCACGAACACGATTGGCATACTTCAGATAAAATGTGCTTCGCTCGTACATCCAGATTCGAGGGCGAGTGCCGAGTACCCATTCATACTGATCAAGTTTGATCGAGCCTTCGGTCAAAGCCATCATCATCTTAAAGTCAACCATGCATGTTGCGTAGACTTCTTTAGGATCCATTTCGAACGGAGGCATGTTACATAGCAGTTTCATACCCTCGCGTTTTTCGCGAGTGTAGTAGTGTGCCTTGTCACCGTTTCCTAATACATGAATTACTTTACTCATTATACATTTTCTTCCGTATCACGTCATTGCCTTTTTGACCAGTCCAATGCATAGCCAACTTTTTAGGAGAATCTTCGCCGTCGATGATTTGAATGCGAAGCCAATTGTATATATTTGGTATGTCCGAGATGTGTGTCAGTCGCATCAAAGGGTTGAGATTCACAATGCTGTGTAACACTTCTTGATCTCCAACATTAGGCTTACCACGACACTCGTTCGCCCACTTGTGCAACATCGCTGGCTTACCACGAATTGCTATGACACCAGAGTTGTGCCACTTTTCGCCTCGACGCTTGCTCCAAGGCTTGTCTTCGACCATACCAATCTTGTTATCTTCAACGTACTTAAAAATGCCAGACATGTCGCCTAGCACTTCGATGTCAGTATCAATCCAACACGTCTCTACACAAGGAGAGGCTAGCATCGCAGTTGGCTTATAAAACCAACCACCAACACGTTGTTTCGGAATCTCGATAATGTCAGCAAAGGCACTTACTTGCCAAATCCAAGATCGCATCTCTTCGCTAACACCAAAGTCAGCAAATACAATTGGCGTCTTGTTATGCTTAAGATAGTTCTCTAAGAACCACTTAAGTTGCCATTCAGTCTTTTCATCACATCCCGTGATAAAACATCGCTCATTAGACGGTAAGGATTTCATAGCCACCATTATAGCCGTGCTTTGCAACACAGCCCTCTAGTCGTTGAATTGTAGTAAACGTTTCTTTTACAACCACTGGCCAAGGGTAATACTCTTCAAGCCAAGGGAAGTAATCTGCGTTCAAGTAAATGTCAGTAGGTCTAGCATCTGTCTTTGCTCGATGCAATAAAGTCTTAGCACCAACAGGCTTAAGACGATAAGCATGAGCACCAGGAAAGTATCTTTTACTTGACAGTGGTCCAACACCAATTTTCATCGGCGTTTCGAATCGTCCATAGCTAGGAGCACCCAATGAAATACACCCTTGATACGGTATAAACTTTGGAATGTTGTTAGTACATACTGCGTCATGCTCAAAGATTTGGTACTCAGTCTTTTCTTCGTAGCACTTCTCCCATAACGAGTGATGAGAAAGAAAGGCTGATACACAGTTTTCGATGCGTGAGTATCCCTCTTTGAATAGATCGATCGGTATGCCCTTTTTCTCTGCAATCTTAAACGGATTGTCTTTTGGCGTGATTGCAGGAAACATCTCAATGTTGTACTCAGGCATTGAGTCGATGCACCGTTGTGCACTCTCAACAGACCTTGGCTCAGACATAATTGTAATTACGTATGATTTCAAAATATCATTCTCACTTTTTCTCGGTCAACTTTTCTAACAGACCTTGAAAGACCAGCACCACCATCGTAGTGTTTCCATCGATGATGACTTGTGCCATCAACCATAATTTGCCACCAACCAAACTCTGCGGCTAGCAGTTTCTTTTCTTTATGTAGCGTTTGCACAAACTCGCTATTCCAATCGTCTCTTCGATGTATTATCAGACCTTGATCTTGAAACATGTCAAAGCATATCGGCGCGTCAATCGTGCCATCAGGTCTTCGATGTTTGATATGCGGCGCATGAGTGCCGTGATCTTCGCCTATGTGCAAAAGATCATCCCAATAATCTGATCGTGTGTTTATAGAAATTACACAGGAGTTATTATAGCATTCTTTTGCATACGATGTAAAGTCTATTAGAGGAGAAACCCAGGTGTCCCATCGAACACGAACAATCACATCATATTTTGAACCATACAACTGCATAAGATGATCGTGCAGAAGCATCTGCTT